CGGGGAGGGACACCGCCACAAAGCCCAAAAGGTCATTTGGGAACCTCTTTGTGGAGGCCCCATCTGAACTTTCGAACTTCATGAAATCTCAGATTACGCAGAACTTATGTGTTTAAGACAGTATTTAACTATCTTTGACATATAAATTCTGGTCTCCTTCTTTTGGTCTAAAGCCTTACGGCCGAATACCATCAGTTGAGGATCTAAGAAAACTTGCAATCTACCTATAAATTTATATAAATCTAGGTTAGTTAAACCTGGGTTATACAAATCTAATAAGGCATTTTGCAATATTTCCTTAGCATAATCTAAGACATTTCTAAGTAGCTCAGGTTCAGATTGGAATGTGTCAGGTTGCCAGTCGCCACCCTCGGGGGGAACCGGAAGATCTTCTTGCAAGTCATCTTCCCAAGCTTTGGAGGTAACTCCATAAGTTTGGTAAGACAATGATGTAAGAATTTCTTCTGATTTCTCCTCGGCAGAATTGATTAGTGAGATCAGAAATGTTCTCACTAAATCTTCGATATCTTCCACTGGTGTTGTAAACCATTGGAACCAATACGGGTTTAAACCACCCATATCGGAAGTGATATTCAAAGATTTTCTCACCTCGTAATAATCTTCTAACCCCTTTAATGGGGGGAAGCGATTACGAAACGGGAAAGTCAATTCAGCATACTCTCCGCGGAAGCGGAGAGCAGACTGGACGGAGTATGGTGATTGCACTGCTAAGTAACCACGCATTGATAGCTGTTCTAGCATAAATGGAAAACCGAAAGGTTCCATTCCTGCAAGAATAGTTTCAGGCGGTACAGGAGTTATCTCTATGCCATTCCGGAACATTCTTTTAGCTAATTCAGCAACAACTGAATTATCTAAAATTTGCTCTGGAAGGACAGATTTAGTGATTGAAATATCAACCGCTATATCTGAGAGCATACTTCTGTACATGATGGCTACTGAACGGCTGCGGATTGCTATATCATCTCCGATAATGCGATATTTGTCATTCTCTGAGAACGGTTTAAACGGACCTCTAAGAGGCCCGCTCCGCTTCCAAGAACGATAGATAGCAGTCCGAACTAGACAATGATGCGATATTGCGAAAACGGCCCAGGAGCTTAACGCTCCTAGTGGTTGTCCACAATTAAATCGTATTATTTCTGGTCCGGATCCTATCGTAAATTCGCGATCGGCGATGATTGTCTTCCAACATTGAGCAATCTCGTCCCCAAACATTTGCTTAACCACTAGTTCTTGTAAATACAAGGGCCAGCGG